GGGATGAGGGGAAAGGAGGGAATGAGGGAGGAAAATGCTACAGGTAACAAAATTTAAAAATAAAAACACAATGCTTAGTTCTATACTATCAGACATAGCATCGAGAATGCTGTCAAAATCAGGGGAAGAAGACAGGGTGGCAAACTTTGCTTCGAGAGTTGCAGATGGATTGGACCAAGAAAATTCAGCAACATTCAAACCTGATGCTGATTACATTAAAAATAAAAAAATTGCAATACAATTGGCAAAAAGATATATAGACGATTTCAAAAAAATGCAGGCAGATCCAAAGTTTGCTGATGAAATTAGAATGGAACCAGGAGCATACAATCCAAAAAAAGATCTCAAAGGTAAGGCAAAAGAAACGGAGGCGTTTGAAGGTTGGGTAGATAGTGTTGGTGAGGCGACTATTAAACCTTATGTATCTATGTACAAAGATGACAAGGATGGCAAGATGATATACGATGTCTTAGACAAAGATAGCAATTCAGCTTTCAAATCAAAAGATTATGATGCGGCAACAGAGTATTTGAGACAAAATTATGACAAATTAAGAGAAGTAGAACACCAACCTAAGGATAAAGAATTAGAAAAAAAAGACAAAGAAAATGCAATGAAACTTGATGTTACCAAAGCAGACAAAATGATGAACACAACTGCCTTCAAAAGAATGCAGGCAGGTGACGAAAGATATGCAGACAAAACTGAGGGCAACGAGTTTGCAAATGCCGTGAGAAAAGCAAAAGCGGCAGGCATGAAAGCAGGCGACAAATTCAAAGTTGGAGATCAAGAGTACACTTTAAAAGATGCTATAGAAATAGCAGGATTACAACTTGAAGAATTCTTTTCAGAAGAAGAACAAGCATACGATTCACAAATAGACAGAATCAAGGCTCTATCATTTTACCAATAATAACGGTTGATTTCACATAAATATAGTTGTATATTATAGCAAATGCTTAATATATTTAGGCAACAAACATAGGCACAAATAGGAGGCTTACATTATGGCTACATTGGCTGAAATAAGAGCGAAGTTAAAATCACAAGAATCTAGTCGCTCAGGTTCACAAACAGGCGGAGACAACGCCATTTATCCACACTGGAATATAAAAGAGGGCGACGAAGCAGTCGTTAGATTTTTACCAGACAAGGATACCAACAATACATTTTTCTGGACTGAAAGAAACATGATCAAACTGCCTTTCGCAGGCATCAAAGGTCAAACTGACTCAAGACCAGTAACTGTACAAGTCCCTTGCATGGAGATGTATGGCAAGACTTGCCCAGTGCTGACAGAAGTTAGACCATGGTTCAAAGACAAGAGCATGGAAGACATGGGCAGAAAATATTGGAAAAAGAAAAGTTATATTTTCCAAGGTTTTGTTGTCAATAATCCATTGGCAGAAGACACAACACCAGAGAATCCAATAAGGAGATTTATTATTGGGCCTCAAATATTCAACATTATTAGAGCGGCATTATTAGATCCAGAAATGGAAGAATTGCCAACTGACAGTGTGAGAGGTGTTGATTTTAGAATCACAAAAGCAACAAAAGGTGGTTATGCTGATTACTCAACATCAAAATGGTCAAGAAGAGAAAGAGCACTCGACGAAGCAGAAAGAAGTGCTGTTGAAAAGTTTGGATTACACAATCTAAATGACTTTAGACCAAAAGAGCCAACTGAAGCAGAAGTAAAAATAATCAAAGAATTATTTGAAAAATCTGTTGATGGCGAGGCGTATGATCTTGACAAGTATGGACAATACTTCAGACCAGCTGGCGTGGCTTACCAAGGTTCGCAAGGTTCAACTCTACCAAAAGCAGAAGAACCTGCTAAAGTTGAACACACTCATGACAATGGTACAACACACAGTCATGCAGGTGGTGATAAAGAACACACGCATGAAGAAGCAAAACCAGTAGCAGAAACTACTGCTCCAGCACAACCAAGTACAGATAGTGCCAAAAGAGCAGAAGATATTTTGAAACTAATAAGATCGAGACAAGCAAAATAATCTGACATTTTACCAGGGCCTTGATTATTGACAATCGAGGCCTTGTGTATTATAATAAGGACATATATGACAAAACCATTTGACGCAACAAAATTTAGAAAGAGCATAACAAAGTCCATTCAAGGACTTGGAATTGGATTTAGCGATCCAACAGATTGGATATCAACAGGCAACTACGCACTCAACTATTTGATATCTGGAGATTTTAACAAAGGTATTCCCCTAGGCAAAGTATCAGTACTTGCCGGTGAGTCTGGTGCAGGTAAAAGTTACATAGCATCAGGCAACATTATTAAAAACGCACAGGATCAAGGTATATTTGTAATATTGATTGATTCGGAGAACGCACTAGATGAAACTTGGCTTCAGGCACTAAATGTGGACACGTCGGAAGAAAAACTTCTAAAATTAAGTTTATCCATGGTGGACGATGTGGCAAAAACAGTATCGGAGTTCATGAAAGGATACAAGGAACAACATGCCGACAACAAGGAGTCTGCTCCTAAAGTGTTGTTTGTAATTGACAGCTTAGGCATGTTGCTTACACCAACAGATGTTGATCAGTTTGAAAAAGGCGAGATGAAAGGTGACCTAGGTAGAAAGCCAAAGGCACTAACAGCATTGGTAAGAAACTGTGTAAACATGTTTGGCAGTTGGAACGTGGGACTTGTAGCTACAAATCACACATATGCATCACAGGACATGTTTGACCCAGATGACAAAATCTCGGGTGGACAAGGCTTCATATATGCAAGTTCAATTGTGATTGCAATGAAAAAATTAAAACTAAAAGAGGACGAAAAGGGAAATAAAATAACCGACGTCAGAGGTATAAGAGCCGCTTGTAAAGTAATGAAGACAAGATACGCTAAACCATTTGAAAGTGTGCAAGTAAAAATTCCTTACGACACAGGAATGGACCCATACAGCGGACTTGTGGATTTATTTGAGAAAAAAGGAGTGCTTACACAACAAGGAAACAGATTGAAATACGTTGATTCTTCAGGAAAAGAACATTTGGACTTTAGAAAAGCCTGGATCGGATCCAAATTGGACATGCTTATGGATGATTTTGATAAATTATCAAAAGAATCTGAGGCAAAAAATGATTGATATGACACACGAAGATATCGAACGTATATGGAACTCCATGATCCATTATATTCCAGAAAGATCAAAACTAGACGCCGCTATCGACTTCGTCAAGACACTTGACGACATGGGCATAGAAGAAGATGAAATAAAAGCATCTGCCGAATATGATCCAAAACTCGAAGAAGCGATTAATACAGTTTACGATGAGCAGGAAGAAGAGGACAACAATGTCGATATCGAACGGTATGAAGACCATTAATTGGTACAACGAAGTAAGCAGAAGTCTTGATAAGATACCAGATTGTATTCTCCATTTTGAAGCGGAATACCAAAATGCAAAAAAAGAAGTAAAACTTTACGGCAATCTTGAAAGAGCATCGGCGGCACTTCCTGGTGTTGTAGAAGAAAGATTTAGTCAACTACAACAGATTGAAGCAATTTTAGAATATTTAAACATAGAATTAAGAAGACTGCGTTCCAAATCATTCAAAAAATTTTTAGAAAACTACAACAGAGCTTTATCAAGCAGAGATGCTGAAAAATATGTTGATGGTGAACAAGATGTTGTAGACATGGACAAGATAATTAATGAGTTTGCATTGTTACGTAATCAATGGTTAGGCATCACCAAAGGACTAGATCAAAAACAATGGCAAATTACTAATATTGTTAAACTGCGAGTTGCAGGAATGGAAGATGCCAACATCAAATAGAATTATACTTACAGACGTAGACGGAGTTTTACTAGAATGGGAAAAACATTTCACAGACTGGATGCTCCAACGAAATTATTACAATGACAAAAATGAAAGAATATATCCTTACAAATTGCTACCGAACAAAGAAAATACCTATGAGATGGCAGAAAGGTTTGGATTAGAAATACATCAAATAAGAAAAGAAATAAGAGAGTTCAACAAAAGTGCATGGATGGCAACACAGTGTCCAATGGAAGATTCACAAACCTGGGTAAAACTATTAGCCGCAGAGGGTTGGACATTCATACCAATCACTTCACAGACATCAGATATACCAGCACAAATAGTTAGGAAAAAAAGACTTGGAGAATTATTTGGTGATCACATTTTCAAAAATTACCATATCCTGGACACCGGAGCAGACAAAGATTCCGCTTTAGCAGAGTTTCACAACACGGGACTGTATTGGGTCGAGGATAAGCCAAAAAACGCACTAGCCGGGCTCAAATACGGTTTAAAGCCTATATTAATAGACCATCAATATAACCGAGATTTCAAACATCCTGATATTACCAGAGTAAATAATTGGCAACAAATACACAAATTAGTATCAGGAAGAAAATGAAAATATACGTAGGCCACGACAGTAGAGAAGACATAGCATATCAGGTGTGTGAACACAGTATTAAAAGACGAGATCCGTCCGCAGAAGTTATACCTTTAAAACAAAAACAAATGCGTGAGCAGGGACTTTACACCAGACCGATAGATAAACTTGCATCAACCGAATTTACTTTCACAAGATTTTTTGTACCATACATGAACGACTTCAAAGGATGGGCCGTTTTTTGTGATTGTGACTTCTTATGGAAGATACCTAGCCATGAATTAGTAAAATATTGTGATCCATCTAAGGCGGTAATGTGTGTGCAACATGATTATACCCCTAAAGAAACAACAAAGATGGACGGGCAAACACAGACTGTATACCCGAGAAAAAATTGGTCCAGCATGGTTTTATGGAATTGCGAACATCCAAAAAATAGAATACTTACACCAGAAGTTTTAAACAAAGAAGAAGCAAAATTTTTACACAGGTTCAGTTGGCTTGAAGATAATGAAATAGGAAATTTACCACATGAATACAATTGGTTGGTGGGTTGGTACAAAGAACCAAACGATGGCAAACCTAAAATCTTGCACTACACAGAGGGCGGTCCGTGGTTTGATGGTTACAGAGATTGCGAGTACGGGGACGTATGGAAGAAGGAATTAATAAACCTTTTTAGTTCATAATGAACTGGAACAAATTACAAACTAAACACTATTTTGCAGAACCTGTTGAATATATTCATGCATTCGATATTTTTGATCAAAAAGAATATGATAAATTGTATGAAAATCAAAATAATTTAAGTCATCCAGTTTGGGAAGCCTTCGATAAACAATACAGAACAGGCTTTGAATTCAAAGAAGATATCACAGATATAAATTTTAATAAAGAAATAATAGCCCTATGGTTCTTTAGAGAAAGAAGCGATAACAACCATCCACCTGCTTTTAACTTGAAAGGTAAACTTATTGGATATATGCCGAACCAATTTTTGATTACGGAATACAAAGATATCCAAATCCAAGAGTCAAAGAGGAAATATATAAGAAGACCGTTAATACAATTAGACATAAACAGAGAGCAATACAAAGATCTGATTAATAAAATAAAATGAGTGAAGGTGCAAATTTCGTCGATAAGTGTTTACAAACAAGAGTTGAACTTGCCCCATGGCCGCATCAATTGATTAATGATACATTCACAAAAGACGTTTTTGCCAAACTCCAAAAAGAATGCATAGAAAATTTACATTTTCCAACAACGGAATTGATACAAATACACCCTAATGATTACAAAAATTATAACATAAATTTTTATGATGAGACTGTGGATATTTGTAAAAATCTCATGGACAATATGAAGCAGATACATGACATATATCCGGAATATAGGAAATACCCAAACCTGGGCATCAATGCACATATAAGTGTCACTCCTCCATTACCATACAAATTTTACATACATCAAGAAGGCCTAGAAAAGACATGGAGTTCAGTCACTTATGTGACACCTGACAAAAACGTTGGCACAAAAATGTATACTGCACAAAACGAAGATACTTTTGTTAAGGAAGCTGAATGGAAGCCTAATTCAACATTTATTTTTTGTGGTAAACAGAATACCACTTGGCACTCATACGAAAGTAATCAAAACACAAACAGGATTACATTTAACTTGTTCATTATGAAGCACAGGTCTAAGAAGTGCTTTTATCCTTTATAAACTTTTTAAGTGCATTGACATCGTTCAATAAATGCCTATCTCGGACCTTGGTCCAAACATAGTTGTCTCGTAAATTTATGTTAAAATTTTTACGTATTTGTTTGCCGGCATCGTCATTTAGGATCTTTTTTGCCTTAAATTCTACTGTTGGCAAATACAGACACCTATTAAGTTTCCGTGCAACTTTTTGTGTGTAAGAGTCTACATGCCAGTGCCAAAAAAATATTGGTGCCAAATATCCTAAAGTATTTGTCCAGTTTTTATGCACGGCAAAGTGTGCGGCACCCAGAGGTTCGTCTGGCCAAAGTTTTACTTCGTTACCTAATTTTCCAGCAGTTTTTTCTCGTCCATCGGAAGGGACCACCATTAAAATTTTATCGTTGTACTTGTTGATTTGCTCCACTATCATTGTGTCCCAATGTTCGGTCAACACTTGCACATCGTCTCCCATAAGCATCACTATGTCATGCTGTGCTTTTTCACACATTATATTCCAACTAAAGCAAGTGGATTGATTAGGGCCTATAGTATAATGTTTTTCATCCAAAAGATCCTTATATTCTTCTAATTTTGGATCATCGTCATTAAGATAAAAAAGGAATTCGGTATTGCCATCCTGATTCGCACATGCAGTTTCTATTAACCTTTTAGCCAGTTTTGGTCGGCCTCTAGATGGACAACAAAAAGAAATCATATTAATTTATTTTTCCAAGTTTCTGGTGTGTGCTCATTGATTATCTCTAAAGGTAAGTGATATTGGAATTTTTTTGTACCTCTTTGTCTTATATAATCAGCAGTTTTTTTAACACTTTGTCGCATGTTTGTTGAGGTTTTGTAGTCTAATAATTTACGAGCTTTGTCCGAAGAACAGGTTGCTAGTTTAACTTCTTTGGGCCTGTCCTTATGGTGTATGGGATCAAGATTTACCCCTGTTTCGTTTGAGCAGGCTTCTGCTAGTTCGTTGATAGTTACTGGTTCTTCGTCAGGTCCTATGTTGATGACTTCTCCAACAACATTGTCTTGAAATGCAAGTGCATTAAGACAATACAAACAATCGTCAATATAGCTGAAACATCTTTTCTGTTCTCCGTCTCCGTAGATAATAGGTTGTTTACCCTGTAGCATTCTATTCAACATGATACTCATAACGTTCCTAAAAGGATCGTCATATTTCTGTCTTGGTCCAACAATGTTATGAGGAACTGCAATTACATATTCCACACCATGAGTCTCACACAAATTTTTTAGGACATCTTCTCCTGCTTTCTTGGCAATACCATAAGGATCTTGCGGTCGACATTCATAGGATTCCTTATATGGCACATCGTCATGGTGTCCGTACCTTGCCATGCTTGAACAATACACAATGCGTTTAACTTTGTTCCTTATCGCGGCAGTAATGGTTGTAACAGATGCTTCAAATATGTTTCTTGTAACAAGCACAGGAGAAAATACTGAAAGTCCTTCGTAGGCAGTTGCCGCAGTGTGATAAACTATATCACAGCCCTGCATGGCCTTTGTTAAGTTCTCCAAATCACAACAATCTACCTGGTGGAATTCAACATCCTGTGGTACATTATCCGTGTAGCCTCCAATCATGTTGTCATTGCCTGCGACCTCGTGACCGTTTGCAATCATGAGATCTGCCAGATGCGACCCCAAAAATCCTGCAACACCTGTAATAAAAATTTTCATGTTAACCTATTTAAGATCCTCATAGTATTGCTTCAAATAATCGATATCTTCTCTATATAAAGTTTTAATTCTCGCAATTTCATCTTGTTTAAGATAGCGATGATATCCGCGTGTTCTACCTCGCCTTGATAGTTTGCTTTGTGATCTATTATTGAAAAGTGGAAATTGTTTTCTTGGTAGACGTGAATTCAAAAGCAGGTCTTCAAATTTATATATGATATCAAAATTTGCGTTTTTTTCGAGTAACCAATAAGTTTGTGGAAGAAAATTCACTCGTACAACACCACTTTCAAACTCATCCAGCATGTCATGAATTCCTTTCCACCCAGATTTTTTTGCAGTTTCTTTCACATCACTAAACCAGGACCAACTACTAAGCACCCTATCAATTGGGTGCCTTATGGTTGTAAGAATTTTAAAATCACTTATGTCATATTCAATTTGCTTAAATTTTTCTAGTATACCCGATAGTTGCCCATGTCGTCCACACTTTACTTTTTTTTTATTTAGATTATTATGTAAAAATTCACCTTTGATATTAACATCTAGTATTTTTTTATTACTTGCCCAAGCGTAAGAAAACCAACTACCGCCTGTTCTAGGAATATGTACATACAAAATTTTTGACTCTGTATCAATCTGCACGATGAAAAACCTTATCCGGCCAGTGTTCTAACAATAATTTATAACCTAAACTTTTTAAAAAATTCATACACTCTTTATTACTACTGCCATATTTTCCAGTGTTACTATTAAGTTCGATCATAACATATTTGCATTGTGTTTTGAGAACCTGTTCGGCTCCTTTAAGGACTTCCATCTCATATCCTTCTACATCTATTTTAATAACATCGATGTCGTCCAGCCCGAGACTATCAATAGAGGTCATCGGTATGTGCCCTTCGCCCACCACTCTTTTGGCTTGGGTAAAATTATCACTTGATAATGAGATCATTTTGTTTTCTTTTCCTACCGCCAATTGGTGTGTTTCAATGTCTTCACTTACATTTTTAACCAAACAAGCATAATGGGTTTCGTCTGGCTCGAATGCTAACACTCTTCCGCAATACTTGTTCATAGCCATGCTCCATGTACCTACCCATGCGCCTATGTCTAATATATGATTAAATTTTAATTTATTTTTTTCGCAATGTTTAATAAACTTTTCTAGACATTTGTTCTGCGTAAATGGCTGACCTGCCTTCCATTGTTCCAAATGGACATCGTTACTAGGCACCCAAAAGTTGTTTACTTTTTCAATTTGCATTTGTAAAAATATAATTAAATTCTTCCTCGTTGCGTCTGTGTTTAGATTCAACCTTAAAACCTAATGCTTCTATCATGTCCACGTAATTTATATTTTTGTTTGATATTTCCAGCAAAATACTTTTAGTATTTCTAAACACCTCCATCGAACCTTCAATGACTTTATCCTCATATCCGTCGACATCAATTTTGATGTGATCCGGTTGTGGTAACATTTTCTTACTTACAAGGAAATTAAGTGAAAACTCTGTGCAACCATGATAAAATTCACCTTTCTTTCCTACAATATTGTTTGCTACACCTTCATGCATGTTCTTTACATCAATTGACCCCAATGCAAGTTTATCTCCCATGGCTATACAGTGAGCATTACAATTTTGCAATTTGTTTAAATTGATGCTTTCAAGTAAATTCTTGTAACTGGCCGCATGTGGCTCAAATGCATAGACCAAATTTTGTTTAACAATGGCACTATACAACGAATATATACCGATGTTGGCTCCGATATCAAAAAACACAGTTGTTTTGTCGAAACCATTAATCCAGTTAATTGTTTCAGGCTCTTTGCTTAACATTCTGTCCATCCTATTTTTAATATAAGTTTTTGACGATGGATTATTGGAAAAAATAATTTTTTTTCCTCCTACATTAATATTAAATTCTTTTTCATTAAACTGTTTGAGTTTTGGCATTATAAAAATCCTTTATCTATCAAAATTTCAATAGCATGGCCATTTTCAATTTCTTCTGGTGTAAATTGTTGATAGGCCAAACTATATAACCATGGCTCTGGTCCGGCATAGTATGGATCCTCTATGTCTTCTAAATGCAAATTACCCATAGGTTCTGCAAAACTTTTTTTATCACAAAATACAGGCACTCCCATACACACTGCTTCAACGGCACTTATACTACAACTTGTCACACATGCCCAAGCATCTTTTAGGTCCTCGGATAGGGGAACTGTTGCTTCACTTGGGCCCGAAGTTCCCCTGCCCCTAGGCTTGTGTCGAAGTCGTATTGGTCTATCAGTCACTCTTTTTAAATGATCAATAGTTTCATTAGTCCAATTGGGTCTGTCAAGATAGTTGTGTATGCCAGTTGAACTAGGACATACTAAAATATGAGAGCCTTTAAGAGTTGGTGCTTTAATTTTGATTCCAAATTTTTCAAATCTATCTGCCTTACAATCTTTTAAAAACGTTGCGTGGATTTTATTTTTGCATATACGCCAATAATGATTGTCTGGCTTTAAATTTTTGTTATCGAATCTTCCAAAATAAGGAGTGTCTGTAAACCAAAATCCGTGTTTCCGTGACTCAAGTTTTTTAATCAACTTTAGATTATTGTTTACCAATCCCCAGAACATTGAATTTGACACTGGCTCGGTCATTTTTATGTTATCCAAAATTTGATGCGAGTCTGGCCAACTTTTCTTTATGCCATTGAAAACCTCCCAGGCTTTGCTTTGCTGATTATTAAATGGAGCGTAAATTGTTAGCATCAATGAATTCTTTCAGTTGCTTGGCCCAGTCTTTATGACCTTCTTCGTTTGGATGTTCGTCATTGGGTTTACACTGCTGTGATTTTTCTCTAGTATAATCTAAGTGACTGGTGTTTGGTTTATAAAACCTACGTTTATTAATTTTATCAAACATAAGTTTTATATCTTCATTCGTACATTCTGCGTCTGACAAAGTGTTATAAAACAGATAAGGATACCCTTTGTTTGTGAAATAATCTTGAAGATCTAACAAGGCCAATATTGATTCAACCTGTGTCATCTGGTCCAAGTCTGCTCCAGTTTTAAATAGATATTTGAAAAACTTTCTTGTATCATCATCTCTATTAGGATCCCAAGTTTTCCAGGTGGTTTTCATTGTTGGAAATTTATGTGCTTTGTATCCATCACCTGTAGGGTAATCAAACCTATGGCCGCCACTACATCCTATTAAGAAAAAGGATTGCTTTGCCAGTTCTGGAAATTTTTCGCACCATGTTCTAGTAGTCCACATCAGTCTTTTGTTACCTCTTCCACCACCTGCAAGATTTACCGCAACATCCAAATTCATTAATTTGGCCAACTCTAATCCACAATGCGTATTCACATTGTCTTTTGGCCTGAAAGTTAAAAAAGAACAACCATTAATGAATAATTTGGAAACCGTCATACGATAATTATACATTAATTATACAGCTTATGCAAACGGTACAAAACATTCAGGACATAAAATTTTTTACAAATCAATGGGATATAATTGATAATTCATATGAATATAGTTTGCAATACCCAACTTATGGTTTTAAAAATACATTTTATACTTTGCCAACTTTTGTTGCTGACTTTCATAATTGCAGTGTGAATAGCCTACCATTGCTGGTGACTGAAGATAGGAAATTAATTACCAATCATGTATGGTCCTTGATCTCACGGTACAGGAACAAACCTCACAAGGTGCACAAAATATTTGCCGAATGGGGAGAAAAGGTAGACATAGAAATGCCTCCTATCACACAACAATTCAACACTCCGTGGAAATATGTTTGGTTGCCGATTGATGAATATAGTGCTGAGAATCCATGGCATATATGGATGGACGTCGTATCAAAATTTAGATTGATAGAAAAAAGATGGAGTACCAATTTTGAGAAATATATTTTTATATTGGCCAATCCAAGCAAATATTTTGATGCTGTGTGCAAAGAATTTTTTCCTGATTTACAGTATCAAGTGATACCTAAAGATGAAACATGGAGATTTGCCCACCTGCTGGTTCCTTCATTAAGTAATCATAGAGACGGCATATTGACGCCTCACATGCCTCCTTGGATAAGGCATCTTGCAAATTTAATCGTTGGGGAAGACATCAAGCCTAGTAGAAAAATTTTTATAACAAGGAAAGATGCAAAGAACAGAAATATAAAAAACCAAAACGAACTACTAATGGCACTGAAAGGCTGGGAGACAGTGACTTTAGAAAATTTATCTATCAAAGAACAGGTAAAAACCTTCGCAGAGGCAACGCACATAGTGAGTCCGCACGGCGCAGGACTAACAAATTTATTATGGTGTCGACCTAAAACTAAAGTTTATGAACTCACACATAAAGCATTTATTGGAAAAATAGTCTATCCATCTCTTTCTCATCACTTGGAATTGAAACATAATGTGATTCTGTGCGATACCGAAAAAATAGCAGGGCAAAAACCCAGAAATAAAAAACAGAAAGACATGGTTGATCTTAAAATTAATGTCAAAGATTTTATGTCTTTTATAGATTAATCTGCCAACACCGACAAATCAACTTGAACTTGAGGAAATATTTTTTTTAGTTTTGGCCAAATTTTCACATGTTTCTTGTGTTTTTTTCCACCGGCACAATGTAAAAAATACACTCTATTATAATCAAACTTCTCGCCGTTGTTTTTAAAGTTATACATTCTATACATATCTAGCAATGGCACATCACTTTTGACAATACATGCGTTAAGAAACATTCCGTCGTCGATCCTATCATCTTCAACATCATTATATTTGCTAATCCAAGGCAACATAAATTCAGTGTTGACCTTGTTCAAAATCATTACACCAGGTTGAACAAACCTTTTGCAAATTGTTTCACCAGTAAATTGTTCCGCCATGGGGTTGACCCTTTGGTTGAATTTTGCACCTTCTGGAGTAGCATCTCTAAATTTTGGATAATAGCAGGTTTTTAATTTGTTATCTATGGTTGGATAGTCCTCAAAAATATTCGGGGCATGAGGCATTGCAATTACATCGCTATCTACATACATTATCTGTTCATACTTGTCCCACCAACTTCTGTCTATCCACAGATCAAATCTTTCCCATGTTGGATGCTTAAATCCTAATTTTGGTTCAGTAATCCTGAGATAATCAATGTTGTGTTTGTCACAATACGTAATAAAACTGTTCCTACTATAGGTCTCCATCGGACTAGGTTTAAGATTATTAAACTTAGGTTGTGAATATTTTTGAACATCAATGTAGTATTGGATTACCAAATTTTTCTTCATGAACAATATTTATAGTGTCAAAGGACATGACTTAAATATTCAAAATGAAAATAAAAGTTATTACATCATACAAACCCGGCTGTTGGGAACAATATGGAAAAAAAGGTATTGAGGCAATGGCTGAACATTTGCCAAAAGAAATTGATTTAGTGGTGTATGCCGAAGAGCCAAAACCAAATTGCAATTATGAACGAATACAATGGATCGATCTCAACAATGCCGAACCTGAACTAGTAAAGTTCAAGACGAGACATAAAAATGATCCAGTTGCAAATGGAAAGCTAGGCAATGTCGAGGGTGGAGTACGAAGGCTTCCGGAACTACAAAAACTTGGAGGTTTGGATAAAAATAAAGAGTCTTTTTTATGGGACGCTGTGCGGTTTGCCAACAAAGTTTTTTGTGTAATAAATGGAGTACGTAATTCAGCTGATTATGATTATGTGGTTTGGCTGGATGCTGATACCAACATTTTCCGTCCTATGCCCTTAAATTTTTTGACGGAACTATTGCCACAAGATACAATGGTTACATATCTCGGCAGGGAAAATCCTAGTCTCAACGATGGTGGAAAATATCCTGAGTGTGGATTTGTTGGTTATAATTTAAAACATCCTGAGATCCAAAATTTTATTACGGAATGGGAAAGGTTATACACAGATGACACCGTATTCGAAATACTAGAATGGCATGACAGCTATGTATTTTGGCACCTTTCAAAAAAATTTAGAACAGAAAAACAAATTCTAGTAAATGATATTGGAAAATGGGTAGGTGTTAAAGGACATCATGTATTTGTGAATAGTGTGCTTGGACAATACATAGATCACATGAAGGGTGATAGAAAATTTAAAGGTAGCAGTTCAAAAAAAGATTTAAAAACTAACATTACCGATGTTGAATATTGGAAAAAAGTTCCATCCGTATAACAACACATAATTACAATAAATGAAAAAAATAGCGTTTGTTACAGGCATGACAGGACAAGATGGGCCTTATCTAGCCAAGCATCTATTACAAAACGAATACAAAGTTTATGGTTTGGTAAAAAGATACAGCAATCCAAATCTTAGCAATCTGAATTATCTTGGCATTGAAAATGAAGTGGAACTGATTACAGGTGACATTACAGATGATGCAAATATTAATCATCTAGTAAGGTCTATACGTCCAAATGAATTTTATAATTTAGCGGCACAAAGTTTTGTTGGTGCTAGTTGGGAACTAAACAAACAAACCACAGAAGTAAATGCAATGGGTGTGTTGAATGTTCTTAATGCTATTGTAAATCAAAATCCAACCACAAAATTTTACCAAGCCAGTACCAGTGAACTATATGGCAACGCAAACGTTGAAGGTGTGCAAGACGAAAACACACCGTTCCATCCTAGATCACCATACGGAGTTTCAAAATTATATGCCTATTGGATGACTG